AAAAATCTTAAAGGTATAGTTAAAGGTAGTTGTGCTACCGTCACCTGAATATGAGTTCTTTACTGTAGTTGAAGATATTGTCATATTTAAAATCCTTTATATGTTGATGATGGTTTTGTAAATAAAAAATCTTGATTGTAATCTTTTTTCATTCTGTTTTCTACTCTTCTTAAAGAGCCTGGAGACAATGTTTCCATAATTTGATAACCTATTAAATAATCAAATGCTGTCTTAATATAAAACAAATTTAAAAATGGAATACTAGAACTAACAGCATTATAAGCTACTCTACCAGCTAAACCACCTTCTCCTCTTATACCATATTTAATAGCTTGAACAAGATCAAAAGCCGTTAATGGAACTGGTCCAGCAATACTACCAATAATGTCTCCGCCAGATCTTGTTTCTTGAAACAGAACATCTCCATAAATACCAAGACCGCCACCTTGTAAAAAAGCAGCTAAAACTGTTTTACTTGAAGTTGGATCTCTTGGTTTTCTTCCTTTTAATAAATCTTTTATTGTCATTGATAAATATCCAAGCAAACCTGATGTTACTACAATGGATGCTAAACCAGTTATACCTCTAGCCAAATCTTTATTTGGACCTTTTAAAAAACTTATTTCTCTACCTAAAACTTTTTGTACGATTGATATTGGAAATGCTTTAAATTGACCAAAAAATCTAATTGCTTCACCCATACCTGTACCTGCTAAGAAACCTTGAGTTAATTGACCTCTAACTCTAGCGTCTGGTTCAATTACAGCATAATTTGTTCTATCTAATAACATACCAGAAACAGATGTTTTAAATTTATCTCTTTCTATGTCTAATTGTCTTTCTGTTAATGTTTTTAATCCTGTGATTTGTTTAATCTCTGCTTCAGATAATTGATCTAATTTTCCTATGTTAATAAATTCCTTACCATCATCAGCTATTTCCATCGCTTGTTTTCTTATAATATCCCATTTTACAGAATCTATATTATACATTGAAAACATTTCTTTAATTCTAGGATTTAAAGCATCAAATTGAATATTTTTTTGTTTTGCAAAATAATTTGCCATACCAAGCATTGCACCTTCTTTTAATGTGTTAGTCCACCAAGAAAGTAAATTAACTTTAAAGAAAAATCTTTGTGCTTTAGTAAAGCCTTTACTTAAATTATCTCCAACTTGGTATCTTCCTGCTAAATCATAAATTGTATTATCAGTAATAAATCCTAATCCTTCTGCTATGTCTTTTTTTTTTTGTGTATTTTTAATATTCATTAAACTTGAAAGAGCTTCAAACATTCCACCTAAGAAAGACCTACCTTGAAATCTCATTTCAGAACCGTATAATCCAATGTCTGCAGCAGCTGAAATAGTAGCTCCACCTAATTTAGCCATTGATGATACTGATCTTGCGATTGCAGAATATTTTGCAACTGCAAAGTTTTCTACAGAATAAATAGATCCATCTACAACTTTCATATATTTATCAAATTTAGCATCATTACTTAAATCTTCTGTACTTCTTTCCATTTGAATTAATCTTCTACCAACGGCAGTTCTAATTTTTTGAAAATTTTCTTCTGGTCTAGTACCTAAAGTATCAATGATACCTATGTTTCTTCCAGCAGTTTGTAAGCCAGAAAAAAATGATTCCTTTAAATTACCAACTCCAAATTTATCATTATAATCAAACCAATCATCTGCTGTTTTAAAATGTAAAACTCTTTTCATTTTAGATGCTTTAGCAAAGTTTTTACTTGGTCTTGATCCAAAGGAATAACCAGCACCATCTGATTTTAAATTTTGATTTTTAACTAAACTATTATAGGCAAATAATAAAAATTCATCTATGTCATCAACACCTGCAAAAGTTCTATCTTGATCTAATTTATCTAAAACAAAATTTTTCCAAGCTGTAAAATTTTTATTATAATTTATGTCTTTACCTGTTAATTTTGAATCTGGTTCAACTTCATCTAAATTTTTTCCTAAAACTTTTGCAGCATCTCTAACTAAATATGGATCGTGAGATTGTCTAACAATGTAACCCCAAAGTTTTGAAATGTTAGCTCCTCTATCATTTAACTTTGTTCTTATCATTTCAGAATATTCTTCCATAATTTCTGCTAATTTTATTATATCTGGATTAGTTTCTGTAACTGGTGGTTTTAATCCAACCTGTTCTTCTAAAGCAGTTTTTTGTTGATTTAATTCATACATAGTTCTAGCAACTCTTCTTTGAGTTTCTTTATCCATTTTATCAAAAAGCTCTGTAAGTTTGGCATCTCTTAATTTTTTATTAAAACCTGCAATTAATTGATTAACACTAGCAAGTTGTCTGCCAGCAACTGAATCTCTAGCAGCAGAAACTCTTCTATTAGATCCAACTAGTATAGCAATTAAACCCTCTGCTGGATCATCAGAAAATTCTTTCATAACATATTCAACATACTTTCTGCCTTTAATTTCATTTTCTAATGCACTTCGTTTATCTATTTTTTTTTGTAATTTAATTTGTTCTGAAACTTCTTTTGATATTTTATCAACATTAATTTCATCAATGTTTGATACTTTTTTTTCAGCTTGTGCTAATTTAATTTGATTAAGTATTTCTTGTTGATTAACACCTTTAATAGAAGATTGTTTTAATAAATTTGCAATTCTAGTTAAACATTTATTAGCCATTATTATCTCCCATTAATACAATTAATTCCATCTTTAATAATTTTATCAATATCATCTGTTCTTGTATTTATTTCATCTAAATCTTCACTAGATTTTTTTGCATCAGAATCTTCCTTATCAAAAATTTGATCTATATCATCACCATATTTTTGATTTTGTCTTAACTCATTTCTTTGTGCAATTAATAAATTATTTTCAATATCAATATCAACTGATTTTTTATTAATAGTACTTTTTTCAACTGTATTTAATTCTATTTGATCTATGTTAGATTCAGATTTTGTTTTAATTTGAGTGGTAGCAGATGAATCTGCACTTTTTCTAAGAACAGGATCAGCATTAACGACAGGAGAAGTGTCAACTGGTCTTTCAGTTAACATATCATTTAAAGATTTTTCTAATAATAATTTTCTTGTTTGAGGATGTGTTCTTTCTAAATCTTGCATAATTTTAGAATTTTCAGGATAGTATTCTCTATACAAATTTAATTCTGGATCTTTACCCTCTACATACTCTTTGCTTTTTTTAGCTTCTTCTATCCTAGCTTTAAATTCTTTAGCTGTTTTTAAATCTTTTAATTTTCCTGCACCAACGTGGAGTCCACCACCTAATATTGTTCCAAAAGTTATATTTAAAAAACTATCAACTAAACCATAATCAGCTTGAACTTCTTGAGCAGAAGAGTAAATAATAGGCTCTACAAGTGCAGCACCAACAGCACCTTCTACAGCACCCTTGGCTAATCTAGCTCTAGTAAAACCTGTTTTAGCAACTAATCCAGCAAATCTTGCTTGACCAACAACAGGAATGAAAGCAGAAGCAATATTAATTGGATCAAATAAACTTACTGTTAGTCCTGTTGCAAATTTTGCAACACCTGGAATAAATCCTTTTGGTCCTCTAGCAATGATACTTTGTCTTAATCTTTCTTCTTTTTTTTTCTCAACCATAATATCAACAACAGATTGATATTCATCTTCCTTAAAAAATAAACCAATATCAGAATATTGTTTATTTAATTCATCTCTTGAAACTCTAACAGCAGATTCTTCTTGTGATGATTTTCTTGCTTCTTGTAAATCATAATAAGTTTGTATTGAAGATAGTGGATTAAAATTCCAATTATCTTCAGCAACGGCAGATAATGTTTCTCCAAGTCTTATTTGATATTGGTCATATCCAGTTTCAGCAGCTGTTTTATTAATATTTAAACCAAAACCTAATTGAGCCATAATTATTATTTACTTTGAATGTTATTTCCTATTCTGGACATAGTACCTTGATTTGCTTGTTTTTTTTTAATTGAATCTGAAACATAAGGATAAGCTCCTCTTGGTTGAGTTAATTGAGATTTTGTTCTAATTTCTGGATCATATTCCATATTAGTTCCTGGTATTAAAAGACTTGTGTTATCAAATTTAAAAGTTAAATAATTACCATCAATATTTTTTATTGGACCAAAAGAACCATCATTAAATACAATACCAAAAATTAATCCTGTTCCATCTGAAGTATTTCTCCATTCACCAAAATTTTTCATTTGATTTTTCATAGCATTATTTAACTTAATGTCTTGTTCAGAACCTAAGTCATTTAAAGAACCAAACGCAACAGGATTAAAAGTTTCTAAATAAAAATCTTTTATAATATTTGCTTTGTCAACAATACCTGTATCTGATTTAATTGTTTCAGAAATATCTCTACCATTATATATTTTAGGAACAAAAAAAGTATCTTCTAAAACAAAACTATCATTAATTAAATTAGCTGCAGTTTTTTCTGCCTTTGCTTGAGAGACATTACCTGCAAACATCTCATTCATTGCGTAATAACCTAAAACTTCTATGATATTTTGTATTTTATCAGATGCTATACTGCTATTAAATCTACTACCTAAAACAGCAATATCTTCAAAATTTTTTAAATGATCACCTATATTTCTTTGAACATCTTTTAGTTTTATGTCATTTCTTTCACCCCAATCTTTTAAAGTTTTTTGTTTTTCTTCTGAATCAAAACTAATAAATTTTTCTGTTAATGATGGGTTTGAAAAAAAAGAAGAGAGTTGTGCAGACTCTGGTAAACCAGCATTAGCTAACTGTAACATTGCATTGCCATTATATTCACCAAATTCTAAATCTAATTTTTGTAACAAAGAAACTCTTCCTTGACCATCTGACTGCATATAATCATTAACAAATGTATTTGCTTCAATATTAGACATAACTTTTATAGCGTAAGACGGTTGTCCCATATTAATTTGAGTTTCAACTAAGTTATTAACTAAAGTAGATTTTTTCTTTATTTTTAATTCTGGGTTTGTTTCTTCATCTACATCCTTGATTAAATTTTTAATATCATCATTAGTAATGCTTAAAAAACCGATAGGATCTTCAGACATTGCTTTTTGTCTTTTAACAATAGATTCTTTTAATAATTTTTCTTCTGCAAACCATTCTGTAAATGTTTTTGTTTTTTTAGATTCTTCTACTGTATTGGTTACAAAATCTTCTAATTGATTTGCTGGCATTGAATTAATTATTTTTACATTTGATACTGTATTTAAAATAACATCATAATTTTTAAGCATAGAATTTATTTCTTGAACAGGAAGTATTTCTTTTGCAAATTGCATATCAAAATCTTCTTTAACTCCATAAGCCGCTGCTGTTGTAAAATTTTTCCATTGATCTCTTAATTCTGGTACTAAAAAACTTTTAACATTTTTTAATAATGCGTCTGTCGTTTTATAATCTAAATTAGTATATTTATTAGGATCATTCAAATCTAAGTATGCTTGTTTAGGATTACTACTAATTTGTTGTGTAGCTCTAAAAACATCTAATTCAGCAGGTATGGCTAAAACTAATTTATTATAATCATCTACATCTATTCTTCCTTTATAAGATGTTTCGTATAAATTTTTTAAATCCTGTTCTACAGTTGCTATAGCAAAAGGATCTTTTGAAACAAATGCTTCTCTAAGTAATCTATTTTTTTTTACAGAAACTTGATTATCTAATGATTGAATAATATTACCAGATACTCTTGTATCAACTTTAAATATTCCTTTTTGAACTTCTGATAAAAAATTATTATTAAAAGTTGTTTGAACAATTTTGTTAGAAGCTCGACTACCAAAGGTATTTTTAATTCTTTCTGATTCAGATCTTACTAATTCAAATGCCTGATCTTTATTATCTAATCTACTAGCTCTTTGTAAAGTATCTGTAAATTCTAATAATGCTTCATTTTCTAATTTTAATGCTTCAGTTTT